TACACTTTTAATGATTTATACGTTGCTATGAATACTTTTACGTGTACTGTCCGTAAAATAGTGGCACCGCAAGGACAGGGAATTCCAGACTATTATGAAGTAAGCGGAGCTTGGGCTTATTTTGACGATAGTGCGGGAACTATAAGAATAAGTCATGCGTATGTACTTAGCGTTGTTCTTCCTCCGCCTACTATCACCACTTTCTCTTCTTGGCCCTCGGCAGAATATTCCGCCAAAGATTATATAATTTTTAGGAGACTATCATGATACAAGTTGCTTTTATAAACAATGAAGGAGAAATTAGCCATTGGGTTCAACCAGGAAATGATTCAATGTATGGGGATAATTTAAATTATGGCGAGTATATTGCAAAACATTTTGATATTTCTTTTGATATAAAAACCTATAGCAAAACAAATTTTTGGAACTTTGAAACTAATCAATGGGAAGAAAGAATACCTAAACCGAGTCATTATTGGAGATGGGAAACTCGTAAATGGATATTTTATAAGCAAGAACTTTTGCAGGATTTAAGATTAGAAAGGAATGCAAAATTGTACGCTTGTGATTGGACTCAACTACCTGATTCAGGATTATCAGAAACTCAAGCAGAAGAATGGAGAGTTTATAGACAAGCTCTCAGAGATTATCCAGAAATTTTTGATCATTCAGGGGCTATAGATTTATCTGAAGCTTCTTGGCCAACAAAACCTTCCTAAAAATAGTTCTTGACTTTTTGGTCTTAACATTCTATACTTGACTCTATGAAGCTCGTAAAAATGGCCCCAGAAAATCTTGAAGTAGCCAACGCCTATTTAAGCACTGGCAATGCGCTCGTTGCCGCAAACTCTTTAGGGTGCTCTCCCGACCAAGTATACGAGATACTTGAAAAATCTGAAGTAAAAGAATATATTAACTCGGTCTACCTCGACCAAGGTTATCGTAACCGTTTCCGACTTGCTGAATTACTCGACGAAGTTATTGAAAATAAACTACAAGAAGCCCGTGATTCAGACCAGTACTCTAGCAAAGACCTCGTTGATATAATTGCACTCGCCCATAAAATGTCTGAAGACCATAGAAAAACTTCTACAGCCTCTACAAACATTAAACAACAGAATGTGCAGATTAACTCTCCCTTTGGTGAAGGAAACTATGGAAAACTGATGGAGAAGTTGCTTGGACAATCCGACTAAAGAATTACAGGAATTAAAAGTAGAATTTGCCCAGCATGAAGCTGTTTGCGAAGAAAGATGGAAAACTATTTTTAATGAACTTCGTGAAGGGAAAGAAGAAAGTAAAGAGCGTTGGACAGAAGTAAAAACCTCTGTACAATCGCTTCATCGTCTCGTGTGGGCAGGAGGCGGAGCACTCATTCTCTTTTTAGCGGGAATGATTATGAAAGGTGAACTATGATCTATCAAAAAGGTAATATGTGGAAAGTGGCCGGTAGCTCTGAAAAATATGCTACCGAAGCTGAAGCAAAAGCTGCTGCCGGAATTAAAGAAACTGTAATAAAAGAATCGCCTCTCGATCAGTTAAGAGGATTAAAACAACCTTGTAATGAATGTGCATGTGACCCTTGTGAGTGTGATGAAGAATGGAAGTCAGCAGACGAGACATAGTTCTCGATAGAATAGTACCAGGAGACTTTTTAAAGGTTCCTATTGAAAGTTATTTGGAGTTGCTTGGAATAGAAGCAATTCCTTCACAGAGAGCGTTAATAAATGCTATTAATAATCCTAAGTATCGGTTTGTTGTTGGGGCTCTTAGTCGGCGGCAAGGAAAAACATATATTGGTAACATTATTGCCCAATGTGTCGCCCTCGTTCCAGGATGCCATGTACTTATTGTCTCTCCTAATTACAACCTTAGCAATATTAGTTTTGATCTCCAAAGAAATCTTATAAAACATTTTGATCTTGAAGTTGCGAGAGACAATGCAAAAGATCGTGTAATTGAACTTACAAACGGATCTACTATAAGACTCGGGTCAGTCAATCAAATTGACTCTGTTGTAGGAAGAAGCTATGACTTTGTTCTCTTCGATGAAGCGGCATTGGCAGATGGAGAAACTGCCTTCAACGTTGCCATTAGACCCACACTCGATAAACCCGGTAGTAAGGCTCTATTTATTAGCACTCCTCGGGGCAGGAACAATTGGTTTAGCCGTTTTTTTAATCGGGGCTATACTGATGAGTTTAACGAGTGGTGCTGTATAAAAGCTACTTGGCAGGATAATCCAAGAGCTTCTCAAAGCGATATTGACGAAGCTCGACGCTCGATGAGTCAAGCAGAATTTGCACAAGAATATGAAGCAGATTTCAATGTATTCGAAGGACAGATTTGGAACTTCAACTACGAAAAGTGTGTTCAAGATTTATCTGAAAGAGATTTTAGTGGGATGGATATAATATCGGGGCTCGACGTAGGATTTAAAGACCCCACAGCACTGTGTGTACTAGCTTTTGATGGACATAAATACTACTTAATGGAAGAGTATTATGCGGCGGAACGCACAACGGAGGAACATGCGGGATACTTATCAGAAATTATTGAAAGAAGAGAAGTCGACTACTGCTTCATTGACGCAGCAGCAGCACAGACTCGATTCGACTTTGCTCAACAATATGACATTTCAACCATTAACGCCAAAAAATCTGTTGTTGATGGGATTGGCCACGTGGCTTCCCTTATTGACAATGATCGGCTTATCGTTGATTCTTCCTGCGTAGAAGTCTTGAGGTCTCTTGACCAATATAGGTGGGATCCGAATCCAAACTTAATAAGAGAGAAACCGGTTCATGATTCTTCTTCTCACATGGCAGACGCATTAAGATACGCACTTTATAGTTTTGAAGAGAGCGCACCAACATTTTAAATCCAACGAAAAAATAATTCTTGACTTTCAACTAACCCGAATATATAATTTATAAAAATGGCAGAGTTAAAACGAGACCCGATTAAATACATCAGAGACCGGGCAAAGTCGAAGTATGAAAAAGGCAAAGAGTGTAGAATTTGCGGTGCAAAAATAAAACTCGACTTCCATCATTTCTATACGCTTGCTCCACTTTTTCATAAATGGCTTAAAGAGAAACAAGCACTTCGTCCAGAACATTATACAGATGAGTATCTAATTATATGGAGAGACGAATTTATTGAAGATAACTGGGCTGAACTTTACGACGAAACAGTTACTCTTTGTCACACTCACCATTTAAAGCTACATAGTATCTACGGAAGAAATCCTGGATTACATACAGCAGAGAAGCAAAAACGCTGGGTAGAAATACAAAGAGAAAAATATGGCATGGTATGACTTCTGGAAACAGGAAAAATTAAACCCAGCACAAGAAGAGATTGTAGTTAGTCTCGAAGGCTCTGGTCCTATTGCTTCCAGAGAAATTCCTACTAATTATACCTCATACTATGAGTATTTGGAAGTTGTAAATCGTGGCGTCAACATGATCGTTGATGACACGGCAGAAATTCCTCTTCGAATAGGTGAACCGATTCAAGGAATGAATTCGGTTGTAAAAGGTATTAGAAGATCTAGACTTAACTTACTGTTAAATGTAGAGCCTAATCCTTTTCAAGATATTTCCTCTTTTAAGCGAAACCTCATAATCGATTATATACTCGATGGGAATATCTTCATCTATTTCGATGGGGCTGGTTTATATCATTTACCCGCATCTTATACGGACATAGATCCAGATAAGACTACTTACATTAATAAGTATACTTTTCAACGTAATATAGATTATAGTACAAACGAAATCATTCACATTAAAGAAAACTCTTTTCATAGCATATATAGAGGTACTAGTCGTTTAAGAGCTGCTCAGCGTGTAATGTCACAGCTTACTCGTATGCGCCAATTTCAAGACAATTTTTTCAAGAATGGAGCTGTCCCCGGCCTTATAATTAAATCACCTTCTGTAATTAGTGAAAAAAATAAAGAAAGAATGATTCAATCTTGGATGACTCGTTATCGCCCTGACGGAGGAGGAAGAAGACCTCTCATTTTAGATGGCGGAATGGATCTAGATGCTATCTCAAATGTTAATTTTCGAGAACTTGATTTCGAAGCCTCAATAGAGGGAGCGGAAAAAGAAATATTAAAAGTTTTAGGAGTACCTCCCCTTTTACTAGATTCGGGAAACAATGCAAATATCCGACCAAACCATAGACTTTATTATTTAGAAACAATATTGCCTATAATTGAAAAAATTAATAAAGCTATAGAAAGATTCTTTGGCTTTCACATTACCCCAGACATTAGTAATATCCCTGCACTTCAGCCAGAATTAAGAGACAGCGCAGCTTATTACTCTACTCTTGTTAATACGGGAATTATTACCCCTAATGAAGCTCGTGAAGCACTAAACTACGATGAGCAGTTTGGCGCAAGCGAACTAAGAGTACCTGCTAATATAGCTGGATCTGCTGCAAACCCTTCAGAAGGTGGAAGACCGTCTGAAGATAATATAGAGGAATAAAAATGACTAGAACCGAAATAGCGCTTACTGTTATTAAATATTTTCAACAACTAGGAAGAGTGCCCGCACGATCAGAATATATTGCACTAGGAACTAACGCCCCGATTCACTATAGAATTGTTATACGTAATTTTGGTTCCTGGCATCAAGCTATAAAAAGAATACAATTAAAACATCCCGAAGAATGGGAAAATATTTTTAATACTTCTAGTGTTTATACATTGGAACAAAATCCCAAGCCAGTTCTTGAACCGGCTTCGGATGAAGATCTCAGCCCTTTAGAGAAGCTGAGAGTGTCGACAGGAGAATCAAGTGAATAAAATTTTTCACATTGGCTCCACATTTAAGGCGTTTGAAGAAGGGGATGATCTTCATATCGCTGGTATGGCCAGTACGAATAGTACTGACCGTGTTGGAGACATAATTGAGACTGAAGCCTGGACAAAGGGCGGACTTCAAAATTATTTAAACAATCCCGTAATTC